AGAGAGCTGAGGATGGGAGACCGATGTCTTGGCATTTACATAAGGCGCTCAATAATTATCTGGGTGTATCTTCACATAAGGAGGCCGTTGTCCAGAAGCCAAAAAAGGAAAAGGCGGCTAAGTTCTTTCCGCCTACGGTTAGAGAGGTTAATGAGTATTGTAGAGCTAGAGGAAATAGTATTGATGCGGAGGCTTTTGTTAACTATTACGAATCTTCCGGATGGTGTAGGGGTAGGAACAGAACTCCGATTAAGGATTGGATGGCCTGCGTAAGAACATGGGAGCGCAATAATAAAGAGGCATATCAATATGGCGGTCAACGAAAATTATCACTATCAGAACGATCAGAACGTCAGACAAGGGAGATATTGTCCGAGTTCCAGGCAGGTAGAGATAGTAGTAGCCCTATTCGACAGGATGTGTCAATTGTTTGGCAACCGGTGGACCTCGATAGAGGGGGAGAAAATGGTAGATGGTAAATTTACCAACAATTTCCTATTTTGGTGTAGAAAGACAGAGGGTTTAGAGTATGAAGACTGGAAAAGAGGGTTTGATCGCCTTGAACAATCGGTTATCCTCGACGCATCAAAAGGCGTCACTAGGTGGCCTCCTAGCTATGCCGAGTTCATTGGATTATGCAGAGAAAGTAAGGAATTGGCGGCTCACAAACACTTTAAAGCTAGCCTCCCAGAGTCGGAGGATTTCAAAAGACAGCGGAAGGAAGAGGCGAGACAGAGAATGGCTGTTATCAAAAGTATTCTCGATGAATAATGAATATTTGGCTCTTTTGGATAGAAATGGGATAAAAATCCTTGGGTTAGGGGCATATTGAGTTAATTATTTGTTACTATTCGGCCATAATGAGATTATTATCTTAATTCATTGATATCGTATAAAAAAATATATGCTTACATTCAATGATGTTGTTATAAAAAGAGCGGCTATACTCGTCAGTCTTATACTTGGTCTCGTTACGATGTTTGGCGTCATACCGATAAGCGCCGTGTTTATGTATAAGATTGATCAATATATGCGCATTCAAGATAATAACGTACAACAGCTACTTTTGGTAAAATCACAGATTGCCTCATTAAGTAAAAAAACGAAGTATAGCCATGAGCACTGTCTTGGGAGGATAGCTCGAATAGAGCAGGTGCAAGATGACGTTATTGGGCGTAGGATTAACTAGGCTCTATGAATAATTATTATTGTGAGCTATGATTTGCGTAGATTTTAAAAATTGGCGCTTATTGATTAAGCAGTATATTGATAAGTTATAGGGTAAAATTAGATATTAATTGTCTTTACTGTTAATCGGCAGAAAAATATGACTCGACTAGCTAAGCGTGTATCCCCAATAGGGGCAAAGGTTCTTATAGATTTTCCTTTAGAAATTAATAATTTAGTTATTGATACCGACCAGGGTGGCGATACGGCCGTATCGGTTGATACTGCCGTGTTTGCTAGAGGTAGGTCAAGTTCTTTAAAGATTGTAAGCGGATCAGGGGGCCCTCCTCCGGCTTCTCGAATTGACTTTCCTGTGACGTTTAGGACAGAAGGGACAAACACGTTATTGCTTAGGATTCATGTCCCTAGCGGCCAAAGTCTTGGCGTTGTTCAGCTTCTTATCTCAACAACCAGCAACTTCGCGGCAAATACGTGGATGTCTTTCAATCTTGACGATTGGAGCGCCGGAGGCAGCCTTTTGCCTGACACTATAGATGGATGGCATGTCTATCAAATTGATTTAAATAACCCTGATGGTGGTGGGTTGGCGCCTGGTCCTAATCATCAGTTTGTCCGGTTTAGGATTGCTGTATCTCCTGCTTCTGGGACTCTCTACGTAGACCAGTTGGTTGCCATTAAGAACTCTAAGCCTATTGTGTGCCCGATATTTGACGATTCTAGCGAAACACAATATACAAGGGCAAGAACGCATATAAACACAGAGAATATTCCGTTTACATTGGCTCATATCCCATCTCTTTATGACTCCGCTAATAATTTAACTACGGCTCAGGCGTTAGAACTTATTCAAGATGGGCATGATCTGATACCGCACTGGATTATTGGTTGGGGGACAGGACCTAGCCCAGCAGCTGGCTGGATAGATGACGCTGTTAATCAGGTCAACATAATTAATGGTCTTGTAACTAATAACCCCAGCACATGGGGCGCTCTTACCGATCAGATACACACCGAACATTGTGTTTTGCCTGGAGGGCAGGGATATCGTGGCGCTTACGAAACCATTCTGTCATCAAATGGTTTCGTTTCTGCTAGGACAACCTCTGGCCCATTAACTTCTGTTTCTAACAAGGTGGCTTTTGGTGGTCTGCAAGAGCCGTTTGGATATAGGTCTTATGAGTCTGTTGATAGTACAGCGGCTACGCTAAATACGTATATTACAAATAGGATAGCGGACGGGGCTGATTTTATCCCTATCCACTTCCATGTTGTTATTGATAGCGTCGCGACACCTTCCACGCAGAATGAGATAAAAGAAAGTGAGTTTCAGACTGCGATGCAAAATTTGGACACTATGAGGACTAATGGCGATATTGTATTGGCCACAATTCCCCAGGCTATTGCCAGCATAGAGGAGTCTGCCGAGGTTTCGGATCCTGTTCTTTATTCAAGTGATCGGATGGAAATGCTTCTTGATGGCGGGCCATCTGGTGGTAATCTTTGGAAGTATAAGGCAGATGAGTCAATAAATGTTTTGAACGGCACAGGATACTTTAATGATTCTGTCAAAGCTGGAGTTAAGGACGGAGACATGATCCTTATATTAGGAAACAATGGATTTAGCTTCTCAGAGGTATCCGTTTCTGGGTCGACCTATAGCATAGGATCAAATCTTGTCTCATCATAATTGTACATTTTTGAATAAATGAGGAGAATAAAGTGTTGGAAAACTCAGAAATTGCGGAAATTGAGGAGATTAAGAAGAAGCCTGGACCTGCGCCGCAGCCTAAAGTTACCTATGAAAACTATATCGGTCTATTGTCCAGGGTGCAGTCTCTGGAAGATATGATCACAAAGTTCGCATCTTTGGCCGGACAGCGTAACCTATCATTAGAATATGGGTTGAAGCCATGGGATCCAAGTAGACGAGATATGTCACGATATGTCTCTTAAGACAGGGACAGACAAGGAGATTATGTCTAAAAGCATTACCTCTATGGTATCCACTAGAAAGAAGAAGCATAAAGCCGTAATAGCCGCAAGGGATAAGGCTAAGCGCATGAGGATGAAGCTAAAGAGGTAGTATCATTTCTTTGTTGCTTATTAGTTTAACTTTATTTACAATTTAGATTACTTGTATATAGAGACAAAGTTATGGCTATGACAAACGCGCAAAGACAAAGAGCTCTTAGGCAGGAGGCTCTTCGAGAGCAGTTAAAGGCAGGTCAGCTACTCACGCAATATATTAATACTATTAATAAAATGATTGAACTGGACCCCTCTGACGAGAACTTCCCTAATGAGCTTAGTAAGCTTAAGGTCGTCAACGAGAATAGGCGCGTCCTTATCAATAAGTGCCTCCCAGATGAGAAGACACTAGATGTCCAGGGTGATGTAGGGCTTTCTGGTGGTCTTACCATTACCTGGGAAAAATGAATTCCATCGTAATACCTTATAAGCCTCGCCCACTACAGGCCACTCTTCACGATAGTCTTAAGCGATTTAATGTAATTGTATGCCATAGGCGGTTCGGAAAAACCGTATTTGCAATTAATGAGATGATAAAGAAGTGCATGATGAACCAGATGGAGAGGGGACGTTATGCATACTTAGCTCCAACATACAGGCAAGCCAAAGCTATTGCCTGGGATTACCTTAAGCACTACTCAAGACCTATACCTGGCGTATCTATTAATGAAGCAGAGATGCGCGTTGACTACCCTAACGGAGGCAGGATCCAGCTTTTTGGGTGTGATAACCCAGATGCCTTGCGAGGGGTTTATCTTGATGGCGTTATATTGGATGAGTATGCACAGATGCCTTCAAGCTTATTTGGTGAGGTGATCCGCCCTGCTCTTTCAGATAGACAGGGTTTCGCTGTTTTCATAGGTACGCCAAAGGGAAAGAACGCATTTTATGACCTATACCAGAAGGCAGGGGAGGCTAAAGAGTGGTTTACAGCGATATACAGAGCTAACGAGACAAACATAATCTCTCCAAAGGAGCTGGATAGTGCCAAAGAGATCATGTCTCATGAAGAATATATGCAGGAATATGAGTGCTCTTGGACGGCTGCAATAAGGGGATCTGTGTATGGCCAGCTTATGACTGCTGCTGAGATTGATCGAAGAATAGGATTTATTCCTATAGAGCCAATACTTGATGTTCACACCTTCTGGGATTTAGGAATATCAGATAGTATGGCGATATGGTTCGTCCAGGCAACGGGGAGCGAGATACGTTGTATACATTACTACGAGAATAACAATAAGGGTATGCAGCATTACATAGGGTACCTTGAGACGTTCGCAAGAGAGAAGTCCATAAAGTACGGTGACCATTATGCCCCACACGACATTGAGGTCAGAGAGTTGATGTCTGGGGAGAGCCGAAGGGATACAGCCAGGGCTATGGGGATAAACTTCAGAGTTATAAAACAGCACAAGATAGAGGATGGGATAGAGGCTGTTAGGAGGATATTGCCTAGGTGCTGGTTTGACAAGAATAGGTGCAAGCTTGGGATTGAGAGTCTTTCTCAATACCGTTATGAGTATGATGATAAAAGGGGGGTGTTCAAGAAAAGCCCTCTGCACGACTGGTCTTCTCATGCAGCAGATGCCTTTAGGCAGATGGGAGTAGCCTGGAATGATAGGTTGGCAAGGCCAAAGATTGAGACCGGGCAGACATTTAACTATAGTTCGGAGTTCAGCGTATTTTGAAGCTGTATAACATGAAGTTACACGAGGTTATAGTAGTTGGCGTTTATAGGGTAATTCGCGTGCCTGGCGGGTGGATATATGAAAGGCAGACCAAGCCTATTTCTAGCGATAAGAGTGAGGTTGAGATAGTCTTCGTTCCTTATAGCCCTGAATTTTTAGATGTATGATATGAAGAGTGGAATTAACGAGCCCATAGAATGGTATCTAATATTCACGAATGCTAAATATTCGCATTGGGTATGGAGATTTATAGATAAGAAGATGGGGCATGTCTATGCCGTAAAAGACCTCAACCCCTATCAATGGTTAGTGGTTCAGCCATGTGTTAATATGACATACGTCAATATTTTGCTCAAAAGCCAATTCCCTGTTATAAGGGCAATAGCCGATGCTGATGACGATATTATTAAGGTATCCAGCATTGTTAAGCCTGGAGTTAGGGGAGGATTGAACTGGTTTAATTGTGTTGAGCAGGTTAAGGCGCTAATAGGAATGAAGTCCTTCTGGACTTTAACCCCCAAACAGTTACATAGAAAATTACTGGAGACTAGAAATGGCCAGAGGAATGCAAAGTGTTAGAAGAAAACTTGTCCAGCCGTTTGGAATCTTAAGAAGCATAAATAGGAGGCTGGAGGACAAGGGTCTTTTTCTTGATAGCAATATTGTCAAGAAGTCTGATCAGGCTAAAGCGGCCCTTAGAGAGCAGCAAAATAACCTTTTGCGACAAAAACAGGCTGAACAGCTAAGGGTTGCTGAGCTTGATGATGAGATTGGAAGAAAGAAGCTCCTTGCCAAGTTTGGCGGTCGTAGATCACTGATAGCATCACGATGATAGAACTTCCTAAAGGCCTTGGTTCCGCCCAAGATATTAAAAAGAGATTTAGCTCTGCTTCTGATCGTCGCGAGCAGTGGCGGTCTATATTGCAGGAAATGTATGATTATTGCCTCCCAAATAGGGAGACGTTCAATTTTCACTCACCAGGACAAAGGAAGGCTAGGCATCTATTTGATAGCACGGCTACAGAGTCATTGCAGACGTTTGTCTCTGTTGTAAGCGCTCTTATAACCCCAGAGCATGCCGACTGGATGCTCTACGAGGCTGGGACCGACATACCAGAAGATGAAAAGAAGCGTGTCAATGAGCTATTAGAGGCGTCTACAAAGATATTTTTTAAGTATGTATCACACAGCGATTTTTACAATCAAATAAATACATCCCACCAGGACATGGCCATTTCAACTGGCTGTCTTTTGATTGAGGAGGGTAATGATGTTGACGAGCCTCTCCTCAAGTTTACTGCCATTCCGTTGGCTGAGCTGTACATTGAGCCAACCTCGATGGCTAGGGTTCACACTTTCTTTAGAAAGCATGCCGTTGCAGCTCAGGAGATTAAGCTTAAGTTCCCTGGGGCCAAGCTAAGCCAGAAACTTGAGAATAGAATCGCTAACTCTCCGAATAGCGAAATAGACGTTATTGATGGATCTCAGGTATTCAATTTCAAGACTAAGCAATACCACCAAGTGGTGATGATTGATGATGAGGTTATATTTCATCAGGATTATGGTAATAGCCCTCCTGGCATCGTATATCGTTTTGGAAAGGTTGCCGGAGAAACATATGGCCGCGGCCCAGCAGACATGGCGATGTCTGATATTAGAACGATTAACAAGGTAAAAGAGTTCCTTCTGAAGAATGCCGCTTTTGCTCTAGCCCCGCCAATGCTTGGGTCTAGCGATGGCGTTTTTAACCCTCATACTGCAAGGATACAACCTGGAGCCCTTCTAGCTGTATCCGACACTGGCTCCCCACCACTTACTAAGTTTGATATAGGTGGTGATATGAGGCTGGGCCAGTTCGTCATGGAGGACCTAAAGAATAATATACGCAAAATGTTTTTTGCTGACCCTCTTGGCGATATCACGGATCCAGTCCGAAGTGCCACAGAGAACATAATCCGAAAGCAAGAGATGCTCCAGAAGAGGGGGGCCAACTTCTCCAGGCTTCACTCTGAGTTTGTCTTCCCTGTTGTTTCTAGGATAACGGATATCTTGGTTAAGAATGGCAAGCTTCCAAACATAAAGGTGGATGGAAGGGAGGTGACACTTAAGATGTCTTCCCCTCTATCTGTCCTAGAAAAGAGCGAAAACATAGATAACCTATTCGTGTTCCTCAATGCTCTTCAGAGTTTGCCAGATAATGTTAAGATGCTTGGGGCTAGACTTGAGCATGTTCCACAGTTCCTACAAGAGAATCTTGGTTTGCCATCAAGGTTGGCTAGTACTGCGGATCAGATCAAGGCAGCTCAAGAACAGATAATGCAACAGGCACAGCAAATAGGGGCCAATAATGTCGCATCCGCTTGATCAGTGGGAAGAGGATCAGGAAGCCTCAAGGAAAGAATTCCTTAAGCAGGCGATGATTGACTCTTCTCTTGTGTACCAGGTCTTTGGCACAGAACCGGGGAAGATCTTGTTGGCGCGATGGAAAGACATCCTTATGTGGTCCCCTACTGCGTCAAGGGGTGAGGATCAAGTTTCAATCGGTATTAATGAAGGATATAAGTCGTTCATTCGTACTATCTTAAAAGCAATAAAAATCCAAGAGGATCAACAATTATGACGGATACTGCCGAAAACGCACCCGAAACAACAGTAGAACCCACAATAGAGCAAGCTAGCTTGTCTAACGAACAGGTAGGAACGGATCCCGTTCCGGCTCAAGATCAAGCGGCTAATGATTTTAGCTTTGTGCTAGACAAGTACAAGAAGGAAGGCAGGACAGATATGGATGCTGCCCTAGAGCAAGCTAAGGCGTACAAGGAGCTTCAGAGCAAATTCGGATCCTTCGTTGGCGCTCCTGATGAGTACGAGATAGCCCTTTCTGAGGGTCTAAAAGATAAGATAGACATGGAGGATTTTGCAGACGACCCTATTTTGCAAGACGCTAAAGAGATGGCAAAGACCTGGGGTATGAACAACGAAGGATTCAACCAGATGGTTGACCTATACTTTAGGGGACATATGGCTGATTTGGAGGCCATAGATAAAATAAGGGAAGAAGAAATTAAGTCATTGGGTAATAATGCCGAGCGGCGTCTTAACAATATACAGGATTGGGCAAAGGTTAATTTGGATTCAGATGCGTCAGCTGCTCTTATTGATTCATTGACATCCGCTGCTACCGTTCATGCGGTTGAGCAGCTTATTGCAAAGACAAGAAACGCTCAACAAGTACAAGATTCGCCATCTCAAACAACTATTAGCCATGAAGAGTTAAGAGCCATGCAGGTTGCTAAAGATGAGTTTGGTAATCCGAAGATGAATGATCCAGAATATAGGAATAAAGTTAATAAATTATATGACCAGAAGTTTGGGGCGCAACCACACTCTATTACAATTGGTTAGTTTTATAATTCCATTACTCAATGGTTGAGATATGTCGTTCAATCAAAGCAAGTTCGCCTCTGTTGGCCCATCCTCAACAGAGGCGCCTAATATTTATACGTATCAGTCTAATGACTCTATTCAGGCTGTAACTGGATCTGGGTATTTTTTTAATAAACGGCTCCAGTTGGAGCCTGATGACATTATATTTGCCTTGTTATCTGGAAATCCATACCGGCTTATAATTGGATCGGACACATCAACAGCCGAAATCTACTCTGATTTTGATGTTATATCCACATCTGCTGATCATTCGACGGCAGGTGATGAGATTATTTCATGCAATAACGACTCAACTATCACTATAACTCTAAACCCGAATCCGGTTAATGGGGAAGAGGTGATTGTAAAGCGTAGAAATGCGCCTGTTGTTATAAGTGGGCCTATAGATGGGTCTTCATCAAAAACAATAAACACTATGTACGGTTCGCCTCACCTGGTTTATATATCAGGCAATCTTGAGTGGTCAATAATATGAGTTTTTTCCAGAACACATTCCCTGAAACTGCATTTGGTGAGCTCAGAGTAGGGAGCCTTACCCCTCAGTTTCAGGGGTCTTTTGAGTACTCTGTCGATAATTCAGAGTTAAATTCGTTGATTGAGATTGGCGGCGGAACGGTTACCCAGGCAGATGCTATGTGTGTATGTAACACAAGCACAACAACTGGCAGTATTGCTTCTCTTATATCAAAAAGGCACGCAAAGTATCGCCCAGGTCTTGGTGGTTTATTAAGGTTTACCGCCCTATTCTCAGCTCCTGCGGCAGGAACCGAATCGTTCGCTGGGATAATGGACGAAGTCGGATCTAGCGAAGCGTACAAAAACGGGCTTGCTATTGGGTATGATGGAGCTGATTTCGGATTTCATAGGTGGTATAACGACATAAAGCAGACAATAAACATATCAGACTGGGATGATCCTCTTGACGGCACTGGCCCGAGCGGGATGACAATAGATTTGACCAGGTTGAATGTTTGGTCAATTAACTATCAATATCTTGGAGCTGGAGAAATATCCCTGTCTGTTGAGAACCCAAGTTCTGGGAACTTGGAGGCGGTCCATAGAATAAGATACACAAACTCAAACACCCAGCCATCGTCTTTTAACCCAAATTACAACTTTATAATGTGTGCCAATAACAAAGCCACATCATCTGATGTCACCATAAAGAGTTCTTCTTATGCATATTTTGTTGAGGGTTTAACTAAATACTCTGAAATGCATCAACCTAAATTTTCCAGCGGAGAGGTTAGCAAATCTGCTGTCACCACAGAAGTGGCTATACTCACAATAAGAAATAAAAGCACCTACGCATCAAAGAAAAACTTTATAGATTTGCATCTTGAGCTAGTTACTGGTGATATAGAGGCAAATTCCGCGAATAACTTAGGGTCCATTCGTGTTATTAGGAATGCCACACTGGGTGGAGCCCCATCATATACAGACATAAATACCAATAACAGCATAGTCGAATATGATACTTCAGGGACTACGGTAACCGGTGGCAAAGAGGTTCTGACTTTGCCTTTTGCAGGAAAAAATGACAGAGAGGTATTTGTTACGTCAGGCCTTGATCTTATATTGGCGCCCGGCGAAACATTCACCTTGTCTGGATCCAGTGCTAACTCTGCGACAATTAAAGGCGCCCTTTTGTGGAAGGAGTTGTTTTAGTATATTTGTATATACCATAATCTTTTGTTTCGTAGTATATTGTAGTAATTCGATACCTCTTTTGAGCCGGATAGTAAGACAAAAACACATTTTAATTGTGTTAACCGTCCCTGTCTGGGCACGCGGTTAATCAATGCGCAATCAAATAGAGGAGTAGACTCATGTCTATTAATTTAAGTACAGCTGCAATTACGCAGTTTGACGACCTTGTTAAGCATGAATATCAAGCGCGCGGTCGTCTAAGAAACGCTGTTACAGTCCGTAACGGTGTCCGTGGTGATACATACCGATTCCAAAGAATGGCTGCCGGTACTGCCAATCAAAAGGCTACCCAAGCTGATGTAACCCCAATGAACGTTGGTTATGCTGTACAGACGGCAACACTAGAGCGTTGGTTGGCGGCTGAATATACTGATATCTTTGACAAAGATGAAGTTAACTTCGAGGAAATGCAGGAGCTGGCGCAGACTATCGCTAAGGCTTTGGGTCGACGAGAAGATCAGTTGATTATTGACGCTGCAAATGGCGGGACATATTCAGCTACCCCATCAGGGGCTAACCAAGGCCTTGATATTGTTACTGGTGCGGCTGGTTTAACTGTTGATAAGCTGTTGGAAGTCAATGAGCGATTCCAGGATCTTGAGGTCGCAGATGGCGATAAGCACATTGCTATTACGGCAAAAGGCTTACGTGATCTATTGACTGACCCAGAGGTTACCGGCAGTGATTACAATACCGTTAAGGCCCTGGTGTCTGGTGAGCTCAATACCTGGCTTGGCATGAATTTCCATGTTCTAGGCACCAGGACTGAAGGCGGTCTTCCAGTTGTTACCGATCAGCGAGCTTTTGCATGGCATAAGGGCGCCATTGGTTACGCAGTTGGCACTATCGATATGATCACTAAGGTTGATTGGGTTGCACACAAAACGTCTTGGCTGACCACTGGGTTGCTCCGTTCTGGCGCTGTTATCCGTGAGAATGCTGGCATAACTCGAATCAACTATACAACTTAATGGGGTATTGATATGGCTTATTCACTAGATAACTTAGCACTAATAGCCGGATCTAATGGCACTAGTGGTCGAGTTTGGAAGTACAAAGAAGCTGCAACATTGGCTGCTATTCGTGCGTCTGGGTATTTTAATGATGCCGTAGATGCAGGAATGGTTGATGGTGATGTTGTTATGATATTAGGCTCTGATGGGTTTGGGTTTTCTCAAATCGCGGTCTCAGGATCTACCTATACCGTAGGTGAAGGCCTAACTTCAGCGTAACGGAGAAGTCGGATGCCGACTAAAGTCGATATTGTAAGTAATGCATTGGTTTTAATCGGCCATCCGACCATCTCTAGTTTTGATCCGGATCAGGGCTCAGGGGCAACCGTGGGCTCTGCTCTTTATACAACAACGTTGCGGTATCTTCTATCCACAACATATTGGCGTTTTGCTATAAAGCAGCAATCACTTAATAGATTGACCGCCGCGCCTATATCTGGCTGGCAGTATGCTTACCAGCTGCCGACAGATTACATAACCTTGCATAAGGTCAGTCCTAGGTGTGAATACCAGATATTCGAGGATAAGCTTTATTGTAATGTTACAACTCTAACAGCCGACTACAGCTTTTTGCCTGCGGACACATCATTGCCGGATTACTTTGTCCAGGCATTTCAATACAAGTTGGCGTCTGATTTTGCTATTGCTGTCACTAACGACACGCAAAAAAGCCAACTATACGAATCAAAATATCGCCAGGAGATAAGATCGGCTATGGCCGCAGACGCCAAAAGCCATCCTCCTGAGCCAATTATGGACCAGCCTTTTACTGATGTTAGGTTTTATGGTGGGGATGGCTCAATAGGGGTCTTCTAATGCCAAAGGTTTGGACAATGCAAAGTAACTTCACTTATGGTGAAGTTGACCCTAAGGTCACAAGCAGAACTGACCTTGCTGTCTATTATAATGCGTGCCGAAAGGCCAGGAATGTTACACCAATAGTCCAGGGAGGCCTCAGCCGAAGGGATGGGTCAGACCTGATTGACTCCAGATCGGCGCCCACCATTGATCGTTTATTCTCATTTGAGTTTTCTACGACAGAGACCTACCTATTAGGTTTTGCTGATTTAAGGATGTACATATATAAAGACGGAACTACACTCCAGACGAATATCAATGGATCTGGGAATGATTATTTAACAACCACATATACGGCCGCTCAGCTTGCTACTTTGGATATTGTTCAGTCTGCTGATACGGTTATCGTTGTCCACCCAGATCTTGCTCCTCGCAGAATAGTTAGAACATCCGATACGGTATGGGCTATATCTGACCTGCCTTTAACAAATATACCCCAGTTTGATTTTGATGATGCCTCTAGCCCTACCCCGGTCAGCGAAGTTCAAACTATAACCTTTATCAACCAGGCCGCCTCCGATCGTTACAAACTTGGGCTAGAGGGGATATTGACTGAGGAGATAATAATATCTAGTGATGCAGACACTAATGCAGAAAATATCCAGAGGGCTATACAGGATTTGCCTAATCTGCCGAATAGTGGCGTATCTGTTGTTTCTTTGACAGCATCAACTTTCCAGGTTACTTTCGCTGATGCAGCGGCAAAAGATTGGGGGTTAATAACAGGAGCCCCCATCCTAACCCAGTTGACCACGTTCAGAATAACGTCTGTCGAAGATGCCGCAGGTACAGCTAGGTCCGAGGATGTATGGAGTGCAACCAGAGGCTGGCCTCAGTCAGTCACCTTTCATGAGGGAAGGTTATGGTTTGGCGGATCCCCGTCAAGGCCATCTACACTATGGGGATCCGTCGTCAATGACTTTTTCAATTTTGATGAAGGAAGGGCAAGGGATGACAGGCTAATTGATGCGACATTGGATACTGACCAAGTTAACTCGATACAGGGTCTTATATCTAATCGATCCCTTCAGATATTTACCACTGGACAAGAGTTTTATGTCCCGCAGTCACCGATAACACCGACTGGTGTGTCCGTTGTACCACAGACAAATTTTGGTTCTAAAAAGGTGCGGCCCATCTCTGTCGACGGTAGAACTTTGTATTTACAGAGGACAGGGAAAGCTATTAGGGAATTCATTCAGTCGGAAAATGTAAGCAATATTTATAATTCTAACTCCATCTCACTCCTTGCTTCCCATATTGTGATCGATCCCGTACGGATGACGGCATCAAAAGGCAACACGGAGATCGACGCCAATTATGCCTATTTTGTTAATAGTGATGGCACTCTGCTTATTTATAATATGCTTGGTTCTGAAAACATAATTGGGTTCTCACTATGGGATATAAGTGGGTTTACGTTCTCTGATTGTGCCATTGTTAATGATACCCTGTTTGCTTTGGTTAAAAAAGGATCTGCATCCTATATTATACGGTTCATGTCATCTTTAGTGACCGATATCGCTGTAAAGAATGCGACTCCCGGGTCTGGCGTGTTCACAGGGTTATCGCATCTTGAGGGTCTGACCGTTGATATTGTTGGCGATGGGGCTTTTGAGGGAACAGCTGTTGTGTCTGGTGGACAGGTTACCGTTGATGCGACTAAAACTACAACAGAGGTCGGGTTACGGTTTGCTCCATTGATAGAAACCATGCCGCTTAATGTACAGCTTCAGAACGGGCCAAATTTTGCCGAGCCCAAGAAGATAAACAGGGTTTCCGTAGATTTCTTTGAAAGCCTGGGAATTATTGTTAAGAATTCTAGTGGGCAAAAGGCTAGAATAGCCGACAAAGTTATGGGGGTAGACCCTTTTGATAACCCAACACCCAAAACTGGCCGAAAAGATATTTGGCTTTTGGGTTGGGATAATATCGCCACTGTAACAATAACCCAAGAAGAGCCTGTACCTATGACTATATTGTCTATTGCTGTCGAAGTGGGGGTTCAATAATGGCACAACTCGCCACAATGTTTACTGGCGGTGGACTTCTGTCCAATCTTTCATCTATCGCTTCGACAACCTCTTCGGTTGGTGGGCCTCTATTAAGCTTTGGGCTTAAAGAAGCCCAATCAAAAATGGAGCATGGACAGGCTGAAATAGCGGCTAGAGATGAAGAGCTACGCCTAATACAAAGAGAGGCAGACAGAAAAGATAGGCTGGCTTCAGCCTTGTCGGCTCAGAATGCCATGTCTGGTGCAAGAGGGGTTGCTGCATTCGAAGGATCTCCATTAGCTGTTTTGCAAGACTCCATTTCTAGGGCTGATGTAGCTTCTGAGAGAGATGAGTTCTCCACCAAGATGGCCACGCTGGCCATACGTTCTAGCGCAAAGAGTAAGCGTATTATTGATAAGCTAAGTAATAGGCTTGGATTAATCCAGTCTGGGACGGGGATGCTTAAGTCTTTATCTGGTCCGATTGGAGGCGCCGGTGGCTAGATTTACAGAAACTGTAGATATACGTCCATCTCCATTGATTAATATTGACGTATCACCTCTAACCTCAAAGCTTGATGCATTTGCTAGCCAGCAGGCTAGTATTCGCGCGAAAAAAATAGCGGAGGCCTCCTTTGATAAAGGGGTGGCCTCATTTAAGAAGGGAGAAAAGCCAGAGTTTAAAAAAGAGCGTTTCTTTGGGAACATTGGATCAACTTCTTATAACAAGGGGCTCAGGGCTGCCTATGTTGCGTCTATTGATCGGGATAACCGAGAGAACATAGCCAGGATAGCTGCGGAGAACAGCGATGATCTGTCTAAGTTCAATGATGAGGTAGAGACCTATAAAAAGTTTACATTAGGAAATATTGATCCTACGGCTAGAGACATTGTTGCGGAGTCTATGGAGTCTCTTGTCTCAACTAATAGGATTAGGGTACAGAACAACGAAATCTCCAGGACTCACAAAGAAAGCGCACAAGCAATCATAGGTCAAGTAGAACTGGCTAGCCGTGATGCAATGGGATTCGCCAGAGACGGAGATGATATCGCCTCGGCTGAGAGTGCTCTAGCTGCATTTGCCAGCGTCGACGCTGCTGTTGATGCCGGATTCATCACTCCAGAATCCGGCATCAAACAGAAAAGGGATATAGAGAGAGGCCTAGTAGAGAATAAAGAAACTGGTAATTTGTTTAGGGTTTTCGACTCTTCTGGTGAAGTAGCCGCTTTTGATAAGCTTGATTCTCTTGCTAGTAAGAGACCGAGAGGCTTTACGCCTGACGAGTGGGATGACTTTATAGCAAAAGCTCAGACAGATCTAAATCGTAAAGTAAACAGAAGGCGTCAAAATGATAATGAGCAGGCCAAGGAAAATTCTTTAAACGAGAGCATTGCAAGAGGCTTGTTATTTACATCACCGGATATTCCTGCTGACCCAAGTAAGTCTAGCCAAGACAGAAAAGACATAAATAATTATTACGATTCAGCATCTCCACTATGGCGCGGCGATCAAAATCAGCTCATCGAAAATAACGTTTCTTTTGTAAAAAATACCGGATTGGTGCCGAATGGATTGATATCGAGTGTTGGAGCCGTTATGAGATCTGGCTCCCCTGATCAGGTTGTTTCTCATATGGAAATAATCCAAAGGATACAGCAAGACTCTCCAAACTCAATAAGAGACTTTAGTGAAGAGTCGAGAGCTATTGCTGTTCAAGTTTCAGACGCCATAAGCAATGGCATTGATGCGGAAACAGCAATAGCTGCCGCCAGAAAAAATACATTTGGGCTAACTCCGACACAAAAGGAGGAGATAAGGATAGCCTCAAGAGGGGAAAGGAAAGTACAGGATAGGATAAAATCATTCGAGAAGATGGTTTCCAATGAATTTGACCCTATCAAATTTCCTGTAGTTGGCATGTTTGTAGATGAGCCAGATATCCCGCCAGGCATGCAGGCGTCGTATTTGTCTAACTTTGACAACTTTATGTCACTGACAAATGGAAACATAGAGCAGTCGGAAAAGTTAGCCTTTGATTCTTTGAAGAACGTTTGGGGGGTGACCAAGGTCGGCAAAAGGAGATTTATGCAATACCCTCCAGAAGCGTTTTACCATGTAGATGGTGTGGATGACGAATGGATTGAGGAGCAGTTCCTAGAGGATATGGAGTCGATAGGCGTAGATGGCGCTGAAATAGGAATAGATGATTTAGTCTCGAGGAGCGATAGCCCATCATACCCTGTGGTAGCTATGAGGCCTGGTGGGTTCGTTGATATTATTGAAGATGAGGACGGGAATGTATTGAGATTTAAGCCCGACTTCAAAAAAACAAGAGAATATCAAGACTTGGTGTCCGCGCCAGGAAAAGCGAGAGAGTCAGCAGCTCAAAAAAGAATGAGAAATCTTGAAAATAGGGCTGGCGTCATAAGGAGAAAAGTCAACAGTCGCGTATTCATGGAAAACATAGACGAGACTGGCGACAAGCCAGGATTCTTGGCGTCTGACGCTGGAAAGGCTTCTGTACGAAAGGCAGTAAACAACCTATTAGCAATAGGTGATATTGATCAAGTAGAGGCAAAAGAAGTACTGGATGCTTATGGTGCTGGAGATATTAAAGATATTCCGGTATTCCGGTTTCTGAATAACGGGAATAATGATGGCATTAATTAGAGAGGGCGATAGAAACTTTAAGCGATTTCTTCCTGTTGATGAAGAGGAGGCTGTTAAGAGTGGCCCAGGTGTTTTTGATGTTATTCAGTCGACTTTCGCGCAGGAAAATACTTTCGTAAATTTTGCAGCAAATGGGTTTAGCCTGGGCGATGAATATGCGCCTGTTGAAGGATACAACCCTTTCGAAAAAGACATTGAAGGATACGAAATATATTCTGAGTCATTTATTGAATCTCGGTCTCCCGAGGAGACCTACGCAATCAAAAATAAGATATCGGAAGAGACACGACGAATTGAGATAATGCGTAACGGGGGCGCCACAACAATTGCTGCTACCATAGCCGCAGGGGTTACAGACCCTATTTATTGGCCACTTATGTTAATTGGGGTTGGACAGGCAAGAACGGCTCAATCAACCGCAAGGGCTTTCTCGGCCGCAGCGAGCGCGGCTGTTGTAGCCGAGGTGCCTGTTGAGGCAGTCAAGCATAAGCTGCAAGAGACAAGAACAATTGAAGAGTCTGCGATTAATATAGGAGGAGCGGCTTTGCTTTCTGGACTTCTTGGCTCTGGAGTTCATAAGCTGGCCAAAAAATACCCTGAGGCTGGGGTAGTTCCAAACAAGTTAATTAAAGAAATTGAAGACGAGTTTAATTCTGTCGATGATGGGCTGTCTATCGGGGCCGCTAGGGTAAAAACTTTGACAGACGATGACTTAAGGCTTAAAGGCGTGTTTGGTTTAGAAAAGGTTCCTGTATCGCCACTTATAAGGCTAGCCACGTCACCCTCTACTGAGGTTAAAGCGATCGCAAGCCAGATGCTGGAGACTCCATTAGTATCTGAGGGGAATATTATTGGTAAGGCTACGGCTCCTGAGGGGGGATCTGTTGAGACAAGGATAAAAATGTGGGACGCTAATCTTGCCGAATCTATCCAATCAGTTAACACCCATTATGCCTCATACCGAAAATCACGAAAAGGGGATAAGAGTCTATCTAGCAAAAACTTTAGGATAGAGATAGGGAAAGCCATGCGACGAGGGGACGAAAGCGCTATTCCTGAGGTAAGCGCCGCCGCAAAAGAAATAAGGAGGTCATTGTTCGACCCTCTTAAGGATGCGGCCATAAAGGCTAAGCTATTGCCCAAAGACGTTGAAGTAACAACGGCAACTAGTTATTTAACTAGGGTATATGATCATAAAAAAATAATAGGACTGCGTCCTGAATGGAACAGTATAGTAGACGGATGGCTTAAAGGGATAAGAAAATCATCTCAAGATAAAGTTGATAAAATTCTAGAAGAAGGCGGTAAAGTTTCTCAATCTCTAAAAGGAGAAGCTGGGGTTTCAGATTTGGAAATTGAGGTGATACGAAATCATATCACTGACAGGATATTAGGGAATAATTCTGGCCGCGCCCCGTATGACATAACTCTTGGCGAGAGAGGTCCTTTAAAGGAGCGTACATTTCAAATACCGGACAAACTTATAGAGCAATTTCTTGAGTCAGATATTGACGACATTGCACATATATACAAGAACACTATGGCCCCAGATGTTGAGCTTGGGAGGATGTACGGCGATGTAACAATGGCCGCTGAGATAGAGTCTATCAATAATTCCTATTCGATCAAGAGTAACTCAGCAAAAACAGAAAAAGAAAGACTTAATTTGGATAAAAGACAAAAGTCAGATGTAAGGGATGTAGAAGCGATGAGGGATAGACTTCGAGGAACTTTTGGAGCCCCTAAGAACCCTGATGATTTTTTTGTCAAGACAGGCCGAAGACTTAGAGATCTGAATTTTATGTCTCTGTTGGGAGGAATGACTCTATCGGCAATACCCGATGCAGCAAGACTAGTTGCCGTCAATGGGCTAAGAAGCTCAGCTAAAGGCTTGCGTAATCTCGCCATTTCTCCAAAAAGATTTAAAATAGCAAGAAATGAGGCAAAAAAAGCCGCAGTTGGCCTCGATATGGTTCTGAATTCAAGGGCAGCTTCATTGGCGGACATAACGGATTCAGCGCAAAGAGGGTCACCTATTGATAAAGGGCTTAGGCAGGCAAGCAACGCATTTTCCAAGCTGGCATTAATGACCCAATGGAATGCTGCATTGAAGCAATTTTCTGGGGTTATTACGTCTGATAGAATTATTGAGGAGTCATTAAGGTGGGCTTCAGGTAAGATAAAGCCAAATATGATTAGAAGACTTGCCGCATCTGGAATTGATGAGGATATGGCGGTTAGAATATCTAAACAGTTCGAAAAATACGGGGATGATGGCGATTTAAAGTTAATTAATGGGGATAGTTGGGACGATATCCCCGCCCTAGAAACATTTAGGGCGGCAGTGTTAAAAGATGTTGATAGGACAATTGTCACCCCTGGGGTTGGAGAGAAGCCTTTATGGACGAGTACCGAGATGGGGAAAACGATATTTCAATTTAAAACATTTGCCGCCTCTTCGCACCATAAAATTTTCCTTGCTGGCTTACAGCATGTAGATGCCATGGCGTTAAATGGTTTTTTGTTGTCTGTTGCTTTAGGGACATTAAGTTATGGAATGAAACAATACGTTTCTGGTCGGGAAATATCAGATAACCCGAATCAAGTAACCATAGAATCTCTTGACAGGTCTGGCGCGTTTGGATACTTGTGGGACGTTAATAACATCTCATCAAAGATGACGAACGGTAAAGTCAGCGTGGAAAACATTTTTGGCGCAGATCCGGTGTCAAGGTATGCTTCAAGGAATATAATTGGAGCAATGTTTGGGCCGTCGATCGGCAAGATAGAGGATGCTAGGACTATAGTTGGTAATCTGTCTTCAGAAGGTGAGCTTTCAGAAGCCGATATAGGAAGGGTAAGGAGAATGCTCCCGGGTCAAAACTTATTCTATATGCGTCAATTACTAGATAAATTAGAAGGTAGAGAACAATGACACTTAATATTGGCGATTCTAGGAATGAATACACCGCTACATCAGCTCAGACTATATTTAACTACACATTTAAAATATATGATGCGGGTGACTTAGACGTTTATGTAACCCCTGCTGGCCAGGAATGCAGCGCGGGCGACCTGACTACCGCCTATTCAGTATCTGGCGTTGGGAATACTGGCGGGGGGACAATAACGCTTGTTACGCCAACATCCGTTAATGACCTGGTCACTATTGTTAGCGCCATCCCAGGAAACCGAACCACTGACTACCAAAATAATGGTGATTTTAGGCCGGATACGGTTGACGATGATTTCGACAGGGTGGTTTCTCTTGTTAAGCAGGTTGATGAGCGGGCAAAAAGATCTTTATCATTCCCTCCCTGCCAGCAAGGCGTTTCCCAGCTAAGTATGCCTGCTCCAGTAACCCAAACATTTCTACGATGGAAATCTGATTTAAGCGGTCTTGAAAACGTTACGCTTAGCGCTTCAGGAGTTGCCGCTGAGGTAAGTGTTAACACATATGCTGCTCTCAGAAGCTTGGCGTCTACTGGATATAGTGATGGACAGGTTATTTTTGTCACCGGTGACACTATTCACGGTTGGGGAGTAGTTAAGACAGGCACGGTCGTAGATGATGGTGCAAATAATATCGTTTTTAACGATGATGCGAATCGGTACTGGGACAGGCTACCGGATTGCACAAAGATCAGCGTAACTCATTTCGGAGCTATCGCAAATAACTCAACTGATAATTCGACAGCGATAAAAAACGCGATAATAGCCGCCAGAAAGATACGTGCCGCATCTTCTGAGTTAACGAATATCACGGTCTGGTTCCCAGACGGAGAAGATTCTTATAATCATAGCGAAGGTATTCCTGTTGTTTCTGGAGTATATCTGGCCTGTCAGTCAAGAAACTCTGTGACACTAAAATGTACTGGCACACAAGCATCTTTTTATACGGCTACAGAATCCGGTGGTGTCTTTACTGATAACCTAGACCAACCCATTAACGTAAACACGTCGGAAAATAATGGAATCATAAATATAAGGTGGACTCATACCGGGACAGTAAGCGCTAATGCACCGGACTCTGGTGTAGCATTTGCTGGAGTTGGGCACATACACAACGCTCCTAGGATAGAGCTAGACAACCTTAGAATTAGTTCGCAAACTAATTGGAAGCATGGACTATATATTAAAAACTCCTATGGCTCTAACATAAGACGGTTCTATTCTTCAAGGGGCGCTTCTTACCACGGCGGAGTTGGCTTATATATAGATTCGTTTAATAACTCTACTCTTGTCGACCAACCTTTCGTCTTTGGGGAGTGGGCAAAAGGGATAAGGTCAACAAACCCAGATACTGTAACAATATTAGAGCCAAATGTAGAACAGGCTTGGGTGAATATATCAATAAATGGAGACAATCCTAAGTTATTTGGTGGATATGTCGAAGGAGGTAAAATATCAGAAATAGACATAGGGTGGGATTCAGCAACCACATGCCAAGATTTTGAGATTAGTAGCATTTGGCTAAATGGCGGAGCAGCCTTTGCGCTAAGTCTCGTTGATTCCAGTAGGTTTAGGTGGGTTCTTTCTGCGTCTGGAACAAGTGAATACTATCTTCAGAGGGATACTGGGGCGCTCGACCCTCAAGTTCCAAAGCCATATACATTAAACGAGAACGGAACCCCAATGACTGGTGGCTCCATTGGATCTTTATCTGCTGCTGAGTGGGGATGGGGAGACAATGATAGCCTTGGGTATTCCACTATATACGCTAGACTTGTTGACAGCACAGACCCAGATACTAAAGCAACTGGATGGCTTAAGCCTGGAGTCCATGGTATTAGGCTTGGAAGGTGTCAAGGTGGAGATGTGCGGGTAAGACATTTCGAGGGTAGCTATACAACAGAATTCGCCTGTGAAACAGCAGCAAATGGGAATGTTGGAAATAAAATTCTATTCCCTAGAGGAGATGCATCTAACCCAGCGCTATCCTCTTTTGGGCTTAACGCAGGGAGAAATGTTGTTGAGGTAGTTGGCCTAGATAATTCTGATTATAGACAATATAAGCTTTGGTCAACAGATAATGGGAGAGAGATTCAGACAGAGCTAAACCAGAGAGGCGCAAAATTCCAGAATTTTGTAATAGAAATAAGAAACAATGCAGCGACACTAGAAGCAAGAATAGTGTCAGGAGCAGGAACGGCAACAGCTTATGATACGTGTTTCGAGACATTTTCCGCAACGTATACGGCGCTTGGGGCGGATGTATCTTCTGGTTCTGACTTTAGTGGTTCCGGTATAGGTCGTCTCTCTGGGTCTATAAACACTATTGTTCTAGATAACTATGCCCAAGCGGCTAGCTCTGAGCAAGGAGTTATTGTTGGGTCTATATTTAATTCATCAGGCACAATAGTTTGCGCAGAAGCTCTTCTTGTTAATAGAGATATCAATGGGGTAACCAGGACTAGAGTTGAGATACAATTTACAGATGCTTCCACAGGTGCAAATTTCGATATAACCACAGCAAACATAGCGGCAGGTAAGATTATAAAAATACCTGTTCTTGGGTTTTTGTGGGATGTATAGCTACCTAAGACTTGGCCACGATGGAAGCTGTACACCATATTCTGTATGGAAGTGAGCAGAAAGAGCCAGAGAAACCTCAGAGGGCTCTTCTGTATTCTGCTCCATTGTTGACTTTTTACCCATATATACGTCAAGAAAAGGCTTATATATGTAGTATTTGAAATCGCCCTCTTTCCACTTGATCCTCTTGCCTGACATGGCCGCATATCTGTAGTGGCCAGACTTGTTCAAGGCCCCCTCACACATCCTGCACCACAGGTGAAGAGATTTTACTTGCTGGTACGTAATAGATTTATGTGTCGTACTGTTCAACCATATGCTCCATAAATTGAGAGAATGATTCTGTTGTAGAAATCAATCTGACTGCGTTAAGCGATGACCTTGCCGTTTCTCTCTTATTCTTTAGAATTAGCCATTTCTCTTCCGATTTCATCACCTTAAGCGGGTCATCACAAGTAGACTTTATATAGTTAAAGGTAGCCTCAAGACCTGCTGCTTCCTCGTCAGTATCTTTTAGGAATTGTATTGCGTCTTGTATATCCATGTCACTCAGCATAGGAAGTCCCTAGAGAGTAGGGCCACGCAAAGAGAAGAAAAACAGCAAGAAGAAAGTTTGATGTTATATGGTGATCCTCCCTATATAGCCGTATCTTTAATAAAGCCCTATATCGGCCAAATGTAAACAGGTACCCAATGAACCAAATAAATATAATTAGGTTTATCATTTTAGTCACCCCAAAGTCTATATCGTATTTGAAGACCGACGGCATCGTATGATTTTGAGTCTGGATTAATTGCGCACGAGTGGTGCCTGTAAACGCCCTCGAAGTTAAACATCTTGTCGTATGACTCATACACATTAAAAATAATACCGCCATTGCTTGTCAGCTTATCACTATACATCCCTGCCTCACATTGAGGTGACTGCTTAAATGTATCCTCAACGCCAACATAGATATCCAGATAGTTTATCCATCGACCGTGATCGTCTGCCCTGGCAAACATAGAAAGAATAGAGCCGAATATGAATATCCCTATAAAAGTAGCTATCCCAACCAGAACACCCTTTCCGTCTCTTGTCTTAAAATAAGCCTTTATTTCGTCTATCCCCTTAATTTGCCAAACTAGGATTAATGCAACTAAGGCTATTGCTGAGCTTATGGCAAGGAACAAACTTTTCATATCGAACCCTTATTATCAGTTTATTAAACAATTGGGAAAAAGCTTGCTAGCAATGCCCCAGCCAGGAAAACAAGAACAATAACTCCCAGCGTCTTAGACTTCATAGACTTAATAAGAATCATCTTTTTGAACCTTAGGATTAATTTTAAGATCATAATCAATGATTCAAGATAGAATATTATTCTAGCCAGAATTGTCTCGAACATAGTGAGCACCGTAACGTGTTGACATATACACAAGTATAGCTCCTATCTTCGTCGTTCATGTCAATAACTCGCATAATCATTTCTGCGACATATATGTTGTAATTGCTGCAATAGCTATGTCAGAACCGGCGCACCATATGGCCTCGTAGCCCATTTTAGTCATCAGTTCAATATGCTCCATCTGATCCTTTGATACAGAGCAAAGTGTCTTATTGACGTCTTTCATCTCTACCCAGAGTCCGTGCTTGTCTCCTACAGGGACAGCGATGAATAGGTCGGAAACCCCCTTCTTGAATCCTTCAGCCATAAGGTATCGCATCCTGGCCACCCTCTTTTTTGGGATTAGGTCACACAGAATGGCCCCGTTCGGGTTAGAGAAAATACACCACTTGTGTTTCGGGTACTTTGCTCTAAACCACTGGATAACCGCTACTTGATGATCATGCTCACTCATTACCGTATTTTTCTTTTAGTTTAATATAACGCTCTCTTTCCTTGGCTTCTTTTTCTACAGACTTTATTATTGTCTCTCTTTCGCGCATACATTTGTATTCGTCATGGGTTATGAGGCCAAGCTCATATTTATCAAAAATAGTTAAATTGGATGGTCCGCATATGCTAATTTCCGCATCACCGCGCTCGTAGCCCTCCTCAGATTCAAATACAATCGCGTGTCCGTCTGTTGTTATAATTGAAACCATACAATTACCTGTGCCCATTGCATGGCTGCAAATGATTTTTCCATGTAAGTCTTCCCAGCGTTTCATTAATATTTTAGCCATAGTGATGGTCCTCTTATGCTATATGTGTGACACATACCCTTTCTCTATCCAGTATTCCCATGTCCTATATAAGCCTCTGATAATACATTGCTGTATCTCAATCTCCGACACATCCTTAACATATCTTCTTTTGTCTATTATGTCGTGGCAATCTGAGCACGCAAAAACAGCAAAATAGTCAGGAGACTTTATCCCCATTCCCTTTCTCTCTGTATTTATATGGGCTAAAACCGTTGTCTCGTGATTCATGTTGCAATGCGGATGTATGCCAAGAGCGCAGTCCATAAACCTTGCCGAGTTACGTAGATTAGTCATCTTCATCTCCTTCTGTTTTCTTATCTAATATATCCATAAACATGCACATAAGATCTTCCTTTCTAACCATGTAAGAGACATCCCCCTGATTACGTATTTTTATAGCATCTCTCTCTGGAAAATACATATATACCACTGGCCCTCCAAGGTCACATAAATCTATATTTATTATGCTGACAACTCTTCCGTCTAGCATTTCATATAGTTCTCTTATGTCCCTGAAGGCGCCCTTGGTTAAACGTATCTCTATAAGATCTTTTTCATTTCCATAATTCATTATGCCTTCACTCCCGGCTTGTTCCACGTGGAACATTTAGAATGGTATCCCGTCATCTGGGATATCCTGCTGTACATTGGCCATACAAGGAGATTCTGTTTGTTTTTCTTCGTTTATCTCGGAACGAGAATCCAACATCTGCATGCTTCCACCTATTATGCTTGTTGTGTATCTATCTACCCCATTCTTATCCGTCCATTTCTGTGTCTGTATCCTTCCCTCAACATAAATTTTGCTCCCCTTGCGAACATACTTACCGACAACGTCAGCCAGATTGTTAAAGAACACAACCTTGTGCCACTCGGCGGCCTGTTTCTTTTCTCCTGTGTTTGCGTCTTTCCAGTCTGTTGATGTTGCTACGCTAACCTCACAGATAGGGGATCCTCTTGCCGTATATTTCAAGACTGGGTCTGCTCCGCAGTTTCCTATAATGATTGCCTTATTTACGCCACTCATAAATTTCTCCGAATATTTATAAAAAATTCAACATCTTTTCCCATTTATGGGCTCATCATATTTGATGATTGGCTAATATTAGTCAGATTTAGGCGAATCCCCATAATATAGCTGTCTAAATTCGTTCAATATTAGAGCCCTTTCCTCTGTAGACCATATTCCTCCTTTCGTTGGAGCCAATCTGTATAATATTACCTGGTCTTCCTCGCTGATCATTTCATACCAAAATCCTGCTGCCTGAGTTATATCTCCTGACTCTATAGCGGCCTTTATGTCGGTTATAGACTCAATATTTCTTGCAATGCATGACGTGTACTCGCTGAAGAACGCGGCAACCTCCTTCTTAGCGTTGTCAACCGATTCCGAGCTAGCGTTTACTAACTCTCCCTTATCGTTTTTGCTATCTGCGTCCTTGTTGTCGTCAATCATAAATAGCCCGTTTAGAGCATATTTCCTTGCATAAGAGCTTGCACTTCCAGTTATTTGGCTAGAATCCATTCCCTTCCGATCCTCAGCCTCTCTTGCAAAGGCTGATACGCTTATAGTCTCCTTTCCATTAGACATAGAGGCTGTCGCTTTAACATATATCCTGTCGGCAACAGGCACTATCTCGTCCGTTATGAGAACAAATAATCCGTCTTTCATCCATGGTTTTAGTGCATGCAATATGTCTTCGCAGTTCCTATAGCTATAATTACCGAACTTATTGAACTGGCTCTTTGGGGCGTGAAGCTCTCTCTGTATGTGTGAGAGAAGCTCACTAAGAGGCTTAGACTTAGCGTCTGGCTTATCTTTCTTATCGCTCATATCCCACCTCACATCTGTATGATCTTATTTGCTCCATCTGATATTCATCACCGTAGCCTCTGATATAATCTTCAGACATATCATCTCTAGCCTGGAGTCCATCTGCACAGTCCAGGAACCCTTGGATATAGTCATCGCTTATTTTCTCATTCATAGCCCTAGCCTCCTATTAACCTCTGTTCGCCATTTTATGGCCTTATCAAACAGGTGATTGATACCATTTATTCTAGCTCCGACAAGCTCGACTTCATGATGGTCTATCTCTCCGGACTGAGTTGTCCAGTAATATATGTTCCCAGGGGCACCATTATCTGCTGATCCTATATCGTGGTATATGTAGCAATTATCTGGGATTTGTCTTTTTAAAGAGCCCATATCTTCCTCCATACTCTGATTTTAGTGTCGCGGTGCATCCTTCTATAGTTCTTGATTACATATCGCACCATCTCTTTAAAGGGCAGGTCTTCGATTCTAGTAGCCATGTTTTCCTCCAGATAAGTGGTTTAGTTATCTTTACACTTTCAATTGTATTGACTTATGTGTTTAAGTCAAGGAAAATATACTAAAATATTTAGATTATTTAATAATGATAAAAATGTACACAGTAGATGAATTCATAGAGAGGAGCGGATTCAATGGCGTTTCCATGGCCAAGATCTGTGGAATCACTAAGGCTGCTATTTCTATAAGAAAGAGCGCTGGATGGCGTGTGACATTAGGTAAATACGGGGCTCTTGGGGAGTGTATTTGCTGGCTTCCTCCTGGAGAGAGGCACTACATATTGACGCCAATTAATCTATGATTAATCTTGTCAGATACTTGGAGATACCTGGGTCATGCACGTTTGGGATGCTTCTTGTAGGAAATAAGATATTTAACACTCTTGAGCTTCCATGGCGGGATAACGAAAGGAATAGGTCTTGTATTCCTCCAGGAGAGTATCAGTGTGTATTTATGGAAAGGTCGTCAAGTGGAAGGTATAGGAATTGTTTCCATGTTAAAGGTGTCCCTGGTCGTACCGGCATATTGATACATGCTGGAAATGTTCCGGAACAAACAAAGGGATGCATTCTAATAGGTAGAAAGAGGGGGAGTCTTTGCGGGAAGCCTGCTGTTCTTAGCTCTAAGGTGGCTCTTTCTGAAATGGCTTTTGAGGCTGAAAGAAATTCAATGCTGAGGATAACATCATGGACTGGTTAGTTGATATATTCAGTGGCTCTGGATTTGGCGCCGTTACTGGCCTGGTTGGCGGATTGCTTTCAAAGTTCACTGAACTTAAGGCAAAGAAGGCGGAATTTTCTTTCAACCTTAGGATGGCGGAGCTTTCTTTAAAGGAGAGCATGATGGAGCACAACCATGAGCTAGCTATTGCAGACAAGCATCTTGAGAGAGCCCAGGTAGAAGGAGAGCTTCAGGTCGAGCGTGCTGAGGTTGGCGCTTTCACAGAGAGCATAAAAAATGCCAATAATGTTACTGGATTTTTGAGGTATGTTAGGCCGGCTATTACGGCTTATATACTGATCGGGTCAACATTTTTATTTGGCGTTGTTTGGACAAAGGTAGGCGGGCTAGAAGCTTTTTCTGCTTCTGAGCTAAACGATTTACTTAAGGACATGATACAAGCGGTGTTGTTTTTGGCAATTACCACAACCTCGTGGTGGTTTGCCTCAAGAGGAGGAAACCTTATAGGAGACAAGAAATGAGGGAATTTATGTTTGGCATAGTTGTGATCGTCCTATTCGTATTATTGCTCATGATGAGTGCATGCAGTAGTGTTGGAGGTATACAGGATGACAGGGACATGCATAAACAATGGAGAATTTTCACCCAAAAAACCATGTACGCATAGGAAAACATTATGAATTGTATAGAACGACTTAATAAAATATCTAATACAACGGCAAATCTACAGGTTCGTCTAGCGGACTTAGAGGCTGAGGTAGAACTTATGAATTCTTCTATAAGTCAAAAGCGAGAAGAGATATCGATAACCCAAGCCGAAATAAATAAAAATGAGGAGATACTATCTATTGTGTCTGATGCTGTAAGAGAGGAGGTTGAAAAGAGGGATGAGATATTTCAAGAATCTCTCGGATCATTGCACCTTACTTTCAAAACTGGAGCTATTACAGAAGCAGATTTCCTCACATGCTACGAATCGGCTAACATTGGGGTCCCTGAAGGGCTTGAAATGCCCGAAAAAGAACAGGAGGAAGCTTAGGAAAAAGGCCAAGAGGCTTAGAAAACGGATTATTGACGAATTATCCTATGTTCGCGAGTGCCTGTAGCATTACCCCCTTAATTGGGGGTTTTTTTTGGAATAATGATTCGTTTTTTAATTATTATTTATTCTTAAAGAAATTTGACTGTTTCCTGTTGTGGAGTTAAGATAACTATACCAACATTGATTTAGAGGAAGTTATCATGAGACTAAACACATTGCCCCCTCTGTTTTCTGAGGCTGATATAACCAGAAAATCCTACATTTCAAGAATAAGTGATGACAGCGCAGTAAGGGCAAGTATCTTGCTTTCTCAAATAGACGCCAGGAATATACAGGTTCCCTCTCAATATATTGAGATTCTATCCGAGATAAGGAAAAGAAATGAAAGCTACACTAAGATTAGGTTTATATCTGTATCTAATATCCTATCTGTAATATCTAGATTTATTGAAACAGAGGGGGCAAGATAATGGGAACTATATATTCTAAAATAAGAGTTAAGTGGCTAGATGTTGAAATAAGCGCAGATTATTATGAGGATGAAAGGGTGTTTGACAACATAAAGGGATATATATACGTCAAAAACAAGGGTTCTATAACCAGTAAGAAGTCTTATATGTCTCGTAGACTCTTGGAGTTTTATGATGACGATATCATCGATGCTCTAAGTAACCAGCTCATAGAAAACGACCGTGCGGAATATTGCATGACATTTTGAGGTGTTTTATGGCTAAACTAAAAGATAAGTTGATACAGACAGGCATTGTTTTATCCTTGATGGCCTGCGCATATATAGAGTGGTTAGTTACGTCAGGTACGATATAATGCAAAGATGTACGCTGACCTATCTCCTAATGGAGAAATCCAAGAGAGCGAGTTTTGCTTTTTTTTTAGAAGGCATCTTCGCTTAAACAAGCACTCTTTCGAGTCCTACGCAAAAGAGATAGGCGAGAGTCAATCACTGGTAACCTTGCTTGCGGACGGAAAGGCGCTCCCTTCTAAGAAAATACTCGATGACATGGAGTTAGATGTCGTCGAAAATCGATATTACATCAATAAAACGAAGTATTAGTGCAATTTTTATATAGACCGGGCGTGAGTGCGACCCCAACTTTCTTTATTATAGAAAATGTTTGATATACTAAGACCTATAAGTGAATTCAACAATTTAAACAAAAGGGCTGGTTTATGAATAATAAAATTGTATCTATCATTATCATGTTTGTCTGTTTTTCCGCCTCATTTGGCGCCAAAGCAGGTCAGGGGGATAGCCTTATTTTGAATCTAGTAGGCTATGGGGCTATGTATGAAAGAGAAGTTCCAGATTTGGACGGAGATGGTGTAGACGATCTTTCTGTATGTTTTGATTCCACATTGAAGAACTTAAAAAACAATCAAGTAACTAAAGGCACGGACTGCTTATCTAATATATCCCTTGTTGGAGGTGGGGTTGCTCTTGTTAATACAACGTTCTTTAATCTTCAGCAAGGAACTATCATCACTCGCACGAGTACAAGTGTACAGCCTGTTTTGCACCCAACAATAACAGCTAATGGACAAATAAGTACCCATATCACAGGCGCTTCAAGTGATGAGAATGCAATAATAGGCGGCACAATGAAGTTCAGGGATGCTGTTGGAACTGTCAGGCTATCCGGGATGGTAGATATGTCAAACTTTTTCGGAAAAGTTGGTGACCCAATTGGGTTTGATTGTATTTTTATTATAGATATTAATTAAATTTATAACTAAATAATATATAAATTAAGAAATAAAAAGCCCCTTGACCAAGATGGAAAAGGGGCTTAATATTTAAAACTTGCCGAGCGGTGTAACCAGCACCATTCGTTGCAAACAGTACACGACCTACGGTTCACAACTCATCGACAAACGATGATCATACCATAAAAGTCTACTGTAGCAAACTCGGCATCGGTTCATTTTGATGCAGTTAGTTTGACACCATAAAACGCAAACTAGACCCAAGGCCTTGTAGGCTGTTTAGATGAGAGTAAAGGCTAGATCACTAGCTGCTAAGGCCCAGCGTACGAGGATCCCTGGCACTCTCTTCTAAGCAGCTTAATAAGGTAAAAATCCAAGCTCTAACTTAACCCCTGTTAACTTGGTCACAATTGGCGCTTAAAAGCGACCTGCATACACTGATTGGCCGGTAACAGGCTGGTGTATGTCCCGAAAGGGTGGTGTGGATAAGCTATTCATTAAAGCCTAGGTACCAATAGATGGTACTTACCATGGTGTGGATAGTGGGGTTCCTATGTCTAAAGGAAATATATCGCGCCCTTATTATGAGGATTTAATAGTTAAGCTTGCTTTACTTATGTTTATCTAAGCGCTATACTTTAGTGTATACAGCTTAAGAGGTAGTTTATATGGAATATGAATTGGAAGTTCTGGAGGAATGCATAGAATCAATCCAGGAAATATGCGACGAAATGAACTTTTTAATATCCCAATCTAAGGATGTAACTGAAAAGTTTTTCAAAAAATAGGTTGAAATGGATAAGATATACGTGTATAAATTCGTATAACTTAATAGATTAGAGGGGCGGACATGAAGATACTTACGGCATTTAGGATTGATAGTGATGTTTATGACAGGCTTAAGGAGAGAGCTGAGGATGGGAGACCGATGTCTTGGCATTTACATAAGGCGCTCAATAATTATCTGGGTGTATCTTCACATAAGGAGGCCGTTGTCCAGAAGCCAAAAAAGGAAAAGGCGGCTAAGTTCTT